ACCCCGAAGCTAAATTTTTCTATGGTATTCAGTTGGCAATGGAAAATATCCATTCTTTAATGTATTCATTATTGATTGATACATATATTAAAGATCCAAATGAAAAATTGGAATGTTTCAGGGCGATTGAACATCTCCCCGCAGTTCAAAAGAAAGCCAATTGGGCTCTTAATTGGATAAACAACGCATCTTTCCAAGAAAGATTGGTAGCGTTCGCGGCGGTTGAGGGTATTTTCTTTTCAGGTTCATTCTGTTCCATTTTTTGGTTAAAATCACGAGGTATAATGCAAGGATTATGTAACGCAAATGCCTTGATTTTTAAAGATGAAAATTTACATTGTGATTTTGCAATACATCTATTCAATAATCATTTGGAAAATAAAATTTCAGAAAAAAGAATCAAAGAAATTTTGTTGTCAGCGCTTGAAATTGAAAAAGAATTTATTACCGAATCATTACCGGTTTCATTAATTGGTATGAACCAAAACCTAATGAAACAATACTTGGAGTTTGTTGTTGATGGACTTTTGGTTAAATTCGGTTGTCAAAAACAATTCAATGTGGAGCAACCATTTAAATTTATGGAGCAAATCGCAGTTGAAACCAAAGGTAATTTCTTTGAAAGTAGAACAATTGAATACCAAAAAGCAAAATTGAACGAAGCAATTTCGTTTGATGAAGATTTCTAAAATTTAAAATTTTAAACCTATGTCACTTACAATAATTAAAAAAGGTGGAGAAGAAGCTGCTTTCAATCCAACCAAAATATATAACAGAATAAAAAAAGCTGCTAAATCTCTGAATGTTAATTCAGACGAAATATTCATTAAGGTAATTACATCAGTTCCAACTGAAGGAAAAATTACAACAAAAGATTTGGATAAGTTGATATATGAGATATCTGCATCATATACCGGTAGTCACTATGATTACAGTAGGTTGGCGGCAACAGTTGCAATATCGGCTTATCATAAGGAAACCAATCCAAGCTTTTCAGAAGTAATGGAGACCCTAAATAAGGAAGGGATTATCAATGATGAATTAATTTATATTATTAAATTGTACGGTAAAGAAAAAATTGACCAAGTAATCAATCACGAACTTGATTATAACTTTGATTATTTTGCGTGGAGATCTTTACAAGAAATGTATCTAACAAAAAATTCAAGCGGAAAGTCAATTGAAAGGCCACAACACATGTATATGAGAGTTGCGCTTTGGGTTACAAATTCCTTTGATGAAGCTATTGAATATTATTATTCCTTGTCAAATCAATTAATTTCACCGGCAACTCCTATTATGATTAACGCAGGAACTAAGGTTCCTCAGTTAGCGTCTTGCGTTTTGCACTATAATAATGATGATTCAAGAAAAGGACTTTTGGATACCCTAAAAGACATCTCAACTTATTCATCTGACGCAGCTGGTATCGGTCTATGTATGAGTAATATCAGATCAAAGGATACAAGAATTTCATCATCAGGTGGATTTGCGGGCGGACTTCTGAAGTATCTTAAAATTGTCAATGAATCGTTAAGATTTTTTAATCAACAAGGTAGAAGACCAGGTAGTGCGGCCATTTATATTGAACCTTGGCACAAAGATATTTTTGACCTTTTGGATATTAAAAAAAATACAGGTCCTGAGGAGTTAAGGGCAAGAGACCTTTTTACTTCTTTGTGGTTACCTGATAATTTTATGAGGGCGGTTAAAGAAAACTCACCTTGGTATCTTTTCTGTCCTGATGACATATTAAAATCGGGTATCAAACCTTTGCAAGAATGTTACGGTGAAGAATATGAACAAAATTACAATAAGGCGGTTAGCTTAGGTTTAGGAAAAAAAGTAAGTGCTCAAGAACTTTGGTATAAAATAATTGAATCTCAAATTGAAACAGGTGTTCCTTATTTATGTTCTAAAGATAACGCAAACAAAAAAACCAACCATCAAAACATTGGTGTAATAAAACAATCAAATCTGTGTAATGAAATTTATCAATATACAGACGAACAAACAACCGCTATATGTACCTTATCATCTCTAATTCTAAAGAATTTTATTGAGGATGGTAAGTTCAACTTTCAAAAGTTATTTGAACAAACTAGAAAAATTGTCAGAGCTTTAAATAAAGTGATTGATATTAATTTTTATTCTACTGAAAAGGGTAGAAAAGGTGGTTTAGAGCAGAGGGCAATTGGAATTGGAACTCAAGGGTTGGCTGATGTGTTTTATTTATTGGATTATGAATTCACGTCAGAAGAAGCAAGAAAATTAAATAAACAAATTTTTGAAACCATATATTATGGGGCTATATATGAATCAAATGATTTATGTAGGAGAGCGCTTTATAAACCATACGACTTCTTTAAAGGATCACCAATGTCACAAGGAGTGTTTCAATTTAATATGTGGGGATTAAGTGAAAATGATTTATCGGGAATGTGGGATTGGAATACGTTAAAAAAAGAGGTTGAGTTTTGGGGTGTGTGTAATTCACTTACAACAGCTCAAATGCCAGTAGCGTCATCAGCAAAAATCACAGGATCTTATGAAATGACAGAACCAGCACATTCTGCTTTGTTTAATCGTAGAGTTGTTGGTGGTGAAATTATGATTGTCAATAAGTATTTAATCAATGATTTTGAAAAAATTGGTCTGTGGAATGAACAAATAAAAAATGAAATTATCATCAATGAAGGATCAGTTCAATCAATTAATTTCAACAAATATTTGGATGTTGAGGATAAAAATTACAACAAAAAAGTCAAAAGAATTGAACATCTTTTAAAGAAATACAAAACGATTTGGGAGATATCTCAAAAAGATTTGATTGATATGGCAACCGATAGAGCTCCATTTATTGACCAATCACAATCTATGAACATATATTTATCAAATCCTACGGTATCTAAAATTACGTCATCTCACTTTAGGGCTTGGGAAAACGGACTAAAAACACTTTGTTATTATGTAAGAACAAAGGCTATCTCAACAGGAGCAAAGCATTTGGCTGTAGATATAAGTCAAGAAGTGAAACCGCAACCTTTACCTGAAATTGATTATAGTAAAATGAATTTACCTCCTAAACCTGAAAATAGTCTAGTTGATTGTTTCGGATGTTCATCATAAAAATAATTTAGTTATGAATGTTTTGAATCACAACATTAATTTTTTTAAATGTTTGGTAAGGGTTTCACACTTTACTAAAAATGAAAAAGATTCAAATATATTTCATAACGCATATGCATTCGCGATACAATCTATCTCAGGAAAAATATTAACATTTCATATTATGACAGATTATGGAATGTTAAGGTCAAGAGTTCCTATTTCTGAAATTTTTTTGAAAGAACCAAAAAAAGATATACCTTTTCATTTTAAACAATTATGGGATTGTTTTTCGGAAAATGTTTCAGTTATAGTGTATGACCACTTACACGAAAAAAGATGTCAAGTTGTTTTAAGAAATGGTGATAAAGTTTGGGCTACATATTTAATGACAGTTGATTGGTTTAAAAATTCGTATTCAGATGAACCATCAGATTATAAATGCGGTCATATCTTGGTCGCAGATGATGGGTATTTACTTTGCCAACCTAACAATAGAATTTTTTGGAAGGACTCAAATTGGATAACAAAAGATTTTCCGATGGATTTAAAAGATATAAAGGTTGATTATCAATTACCCTCGGTTGAAACAATTTCGGATAAGTGGGTATCAGAAGATACTGATAGTTATTATTATGACATAACAGAACAGAAAATTTAAAACCATATATTTATAACATATGGCAAATCCGGTAACATATGGAATTAATTTTCCTTTTAGAGATTCATTTGACGGAAGATATTTAGATTTATCTGACACAATTGACGAAGAGATAAGGACAGACCTTATTCATCTATTATTAACAAGAAAAGGAACAAGATATTTTTTACCTGATTTTGGTACAAGATTGTTGGAATACATTTTTGAACCTATGGATGGGACAAGTTTTTCAGAAATAGAAGCTGAAATCAGGGAATCAATAAAAAGATATATACCAAATTTAAAAGTAACCTCAATAACTGTATACGACGCTTCAACAGAAGAAACCGAAGAAATAAGGGTTGCAAGTGGTGACGATAGGGTATATAGATTACCAGGTGCAGGAACAAAAGAACACACTGCAAGAGTTAAACTAGATTATGTAATAACCACAAATGTATTTCAATCAAGTAATTTCATAATAATTAATATTTAATAGTATGGCAAATAAAAAAATATCATACACAACAAGAGATTTCCAATCAATTAGGACCGAATTAATAAATTTTGTCAAAACATATTATCCTGATTTACTATCCAATGTTAATGACGCTTCAGTTTTCTCTGTGTTACTTGATTTAAATGCCGCCATTTCAGATAACCTACAATTTCAAATAGACAGAAGTATTCAAGAGACCGTTCTACAATATGCTCAGCAAAGATCGTCTATCTATAACATAGCAAGAACATACGGGTTAAAAATACCAGGTCAAAGACCATCAGTGGCATTGGTTGATTTTTCAATTATTGTTCCGGCATTTGGTGATAAAGAAGATATTAGATATTGTGGTATATTAAGGAGAGGATCGCAATGTGTTGGTGCAGGGCAAGTTTTTGAAACTGTTTATGATATTGATTTTTCATCACCGTTCAATAACGAAGGGTTTCCAAATAGAACAAAAGTTCCAAACTTTGATCCGAATGGTAAAATATTAAATTATACTATAACAAAAAGAGAAACTGTGGTTAATGGAATAACAAAGGTATTTAAAAGAACTATTTTACCAAATGATGTTTTTCCATTTTTTGAAATATTTTTACCTGAAAAAAATGTATTAGGAGTAACTAGTGTTTTATTAAAAGACGGAACGCAATATGCAAATATACCATCAGATCAAGAATTCTTAGGAAGAGCAAATAGATGGTATGAAGTTGATGCTTTAATACAAGATAAGGTATTTGTTGAAGACCCTACAAAAGTTTCAGATCAACCTGGTATAAAGGTGGGGAAATACATATCAACAAACAATAAGTTTATAACAGAATTTACCCCTGAAAGTTTTTTCAAAATGACATTCGGAGGAGGAAATCAATCTTCTGAAGAGCAGTTAAGAGAATTTGCTTCAACAGGAAATCCACTTAATTTACAAAAATATTCAAATAATTTTGCCTTAGGTAGTACTTTAAAGGCCAATTCAACTTTATTTGTTCAATATAGAATAGGTGGAGGTATTTCATCAAATGTTGGTGTTAATGTCATAACTCAATTAGGAACTATAAATTTTGCAGTTAATGGCCCTTCACAAACTCAAAATACTTCTGTTATTAATTCATTAAGTTGTACGAATACAACCGCCGCTATTGGAGGAGCAAATGTACCATCGGTAGAGGAAGTTAGAAATTATGTTTCATTTAATTTTGCTGCGCAAAAAAGAGCTGTAACAGTAAATGATTACGAATCAATAATCAGAAATATGCCATCACAATTTGGAGCTCCGGCAAAAGTAGCAATTACAGAACAAGATAATAAAATTAGAATACAATGTTTATCTTATGATTCGTCAGGAAAGTTAACAAATTTTATATCAAATACACTTAAAACAAATCTCGCAAATTACCTATCAAATTATAGAATGATAAATGATTATGTTGTTGTAGAAAGCGCTCAAGTTGTAGATTTGAAATTTGATATATATGTAGTTTTAGATTCAAGTCAGAATCAAGGTACAATAATAACACAGATTGTTGATATTGTTTCAAATTATTTTTCACCATCAAATAGAGAGATGGGTGAAAATGTTTATGTCGCAGAGATTAAGAAAAATATTCAAAACTTAAATGGAGTGATTTCAATTGCACAAGTGGATGTTTTTAATTTGATTGGAGGTCAATATTCGTCTTCTCAAACCTCTCAAAGATATTCCGATACTCAAACAAGACAAATTCAACTAATCGATGATACGATATTTGCAGAGCCGGTTCAAATATATCAAGTTAGATTTCCAAATAAAGACGTTTCAGTTAGGGTTAAAAACCTTAAAACGGTCAATTTCGGTTAATTAATTTATTTTTAAGTGTGATCAACTATTTTTGAAAATAGAATATAAACTATTTATTCAAAAAGTTGTAAATGCCAAAATCATATAGGATAAGAACGCAAGTCGGCGTTGATAAAAAATTAGATGTTAATTTAGATCAAGATTTTGAATTTTTAGAAATTCTATCTTTAAAATTATCTCAATCAGAATTGTATGTTAGACAATGTTCTGATTATGGAGTCGTTGTTGGAAGAGTTTCAATCAATAATGGTTTTGGTGTTCCAAACGCAAAATTATCAATTTTTATTCCTATAACGCAGCAGGACGAATTAAATCCTATAATAAGTGCAATATATCCTTATAAAACTGTGGATGATATAAATGAAGATGGTTATAAGTATAATTTACTACCTTATAAACCTTCTTATCCTGGACATGCGGCAACAGGTTCATTTCCTGATTTAGAGGATGTTCTTATTAATCCTACAGCGATTGAAATTTATGATAAGTATTATAAATTCACTGTGACTACAAATGACAGTGGGGACTTTATGATATTTGGCGTTCCTGTTGGTAGTCAGACATTAGTTATGAATGTTGATTTGTCAGACATAGGTCCATTTTCATTATCGCCGCAAGATTTAATAAGATTAGGAATTGCGACTGATAGCCAAGTTAATGGTACAAAATTTAAAACCTCAGAAAATATAAGTATTCTTCCTCAGATAATAACATTATCAAAGGATATTATAGTCGAACCATTATGGGGCGAACAGGATTTATGCCAATCATCAATAACAAGAACAGATTTTGATCTAACAAATGAATTACAAGTTGAAATAAAACCAACAGCAATATTTATGGGATCAATTTTTTCTGATAGTGATAGAAACACAATCAAAAAAAATTGCAAACCAAGGCTTAAAGCAGGGAATATGTGTTCTTTGGTTGCGGCACCGGGTCAAATATTAGCGATAAGACATACTATTAGACAAGACAATTCAGGTAAGCCAATTTTAGAAGTACTTGAATTAGAAAATAATGGTAATGTTATTGATGAAAATGGAACTTGGCTTTTGGACGTACCAATGAATTTAGATTATATTGTGACCAATGAATTCGGAGAACAGATATTTTCAAATGACACCAAAAAAGGAATTCCTACTAAGGCGAAATATAGGTTCAAGATAAAATGGAATCAAACACCTGACTTATCAGCACCTGTAAAAAGAGCAAGTTTTTTAGTGCCTAATGTTAAGGAACACGGATGGACAAGACCATCTTATGATCCAATAAATGATTCATTCAATAACCAAGATTATCAATTATTAAAATCATCTTATGCATTCAGTTTAGACTGGAATGATTACGGTTATTCAGGTATAACTCCAAATGGACAGCAAATGATCCAAGATGCTATTGACTGTAAAGATACTTTTTATGAGATGTCGTATAACAAAGTATATACGGTTTCTCAGTTAATTACAAGATACACCAAAGGAACTTTGAAAAATAGATTTTCCGCAATAAAGTCTATAACTGACACTGAATGTGATAGTGAAAATTATAAGTTTCCTTCAAATGATGGACAATATAAAACTGATTTTATTTTTATTTTATTCACAATATTAATGTTTATTATGTTGCCACTAATTAAAATATTGGTAAGAATATTACATGTTGTTGCAAGAATTGTAGAAATAATAATAAATGTTTTGGAAAAAATTAATAAAGTTGTTAAAGTTGGAAGGTTTATAAATAATATGAAAGAAGTATTAAGTAATATTGCTAATTTTAATCTTCCTCTATATAGTTTTCCAGACTGCGAAATTTGTAGTTGTAAAGATACTGTAAATCAAGCGCAACCAGGAATTGCTTCATTTTCAGAGCAAAGTAATTTTATTAATAATAGTCCATTATCAGATGTCATAAACGCAGACTCTTTCTTGTTAAATTCAAATCCAGATCCTAATGGTAATGATTTTACTGAAGTTTTTCAACAAATAGGGGCGGGGTCTCAAAGAAACGATCAGACATTATCATTTGGCTTCAGAGCAACTTTACCAATAACTTTTAGTACCGCAGACTCTAATGGCGCTTTAACAGAATTTGCATTCGGTACGTTTTCATTACCTATTTCAGAAAGAATAAACCTATTTAATTCAAGGGCTAAATTTTTTGGATCAGGTCTTAATACCGACCGAATTAATCAATCTCAGGAATCTCCTTTAAATTGGTTAGGTAACAGATCTTTAGGGGGTGGAGTAAATCAGATAAAAGTTTGTTTTAATGAAAATTTAAACGCACCTGACACTAATACTGATTTTGTAAAATCAGGAAATCTTTACCAACGAACACAATTATTGACAACATCTTTAGAAAATAGAGGATTTCATTATGACAATGTTGTGGTTATTCTGACAGAAGAAGTTTATCAAAAAGGAACATTGTTAACTTTTGAGAATCCAACCAAATTCAACGATCTGAATTTATCGGGTCAAACAAAAAATGATTACGATACTTTTTCTATAACTGGCACGCCAATCAATACAGGTGAAACACAAATAAACGTATCTCATACCCATCCAATAACAGGTGCTAGATTAATAACAAAATACAAAATTTCAGGATCGAGCGAAGATGAAAATAGATATTTAAGATATCCTACAGATATAGAATACTTTCAAGTTATAGAATCAAGATTAGTCAAAGATATGCCATATCCATCTGATGATATGATTTCTAATAGTTTGGACAAAAGAGCTTTAAGAGGAGCGTTCAGCCAGAATTATTCTTTAATGAGATCAGTACCTGTCCAAGGAGATTCTGATTGGAGTTCATACAATGCGTGGGATAATTACGAAAATAAAGATTCGACTTATATAACTATTTTAATGAGAGGTGTGGATCCGCATTCAACACCGCAACCAATGAAAATAGGGTTAGGCAGAATATTTGGTGACCAAAATCATTGGGGGTATACTGTGACAGGTAATTTTAAGATGAATATACCTCTACAACCTAATGATAATCTAGAATTTGGTGTTGCAGGTACAACATTATCCAATAATTTAGCAACATCAAACGCATTAAGATGTACAAAACACAATACTTGTAACAACACAATCATAAATGATAGTTATGCTGGAAGGAGATTATTCCATCCATCATATCATTTTAGTCCTTCTATTTTGCAATGGAAACAATTCAAATCCACATCAATTTATAATTATATTGCAACATCAGAATCCGATTTTGGATCGTTTCCAATATCACAGATACCAAATTATCCTGGATTAAATTCTATAAATAATAATCTAAATTTTTATAGTTATGTTTCAAACAGTAATGGTAAAGGCTTAAGAATTCATATTGATAATTATTTTGCTAGACGTGGTGCTAATACAGTCGCATCTAATGGTGAAGCAGGTTACATACCAAATGAGTGTGTAGAAGGAATTGGTTTTATGATGATTGTTGGATGGCCTAATTTCAATCAATGTTCATCTTCAGATTTCTTTTGTAGAAGAGCAAAACTAACACCAATTTATTGGTCAAGAAAGTATGAACCAAAATGTAGTTTAATTCCTGATGATAATAAATTCACAATGAATGATTCACAAAGAATTGTTTTTAGATCTGACAGATTACCGACTTCTGACGGATTGCAAACATTTGGGCAAAACAGTATGGGTTTAATGACAAATGGTAGATTTCAAATTTATGAATTACCAGAAGGTGGTATTGTAAACGCAGGATTAGAAACTCCGGCATTTCCTTTTGTTGTAAATGAACCTGAAATACCTGAATCAGGAGAAACTCAAAATTCTATTGCTAATTTATTAAATACATTCTCATGCGGTTCATTAGTACCAATTCAATGTTATAAAGGTGATACCAAATTAGATAAAGTTACTGTTGCACCTAGTGGGACTTGTCAATTTGTGACATTCAGTAGAGATGGACGTGATAATCGAACTCAATATTTCATACAAGGATCTTGCTATTCATTGGTAAGACCCCCATTTTTACAGAAACAAAATGTAAGAAACGATTTAGATTTAGTTAATGAATGGTTTGCAAGAATGAATATAAATTTTGGTGCTTGTAGAGAAGTGTTTTCTCATTTATTTGTTAATAATTGGATAAATGGTACATTATATATGTTTCCATTTAGAAATACAAGGTATTTCACAGGGATCAATGAAAATCCACCAAATCAACCATATAATAAATTCTGTAAAGATACCGTGTATTTACATCCAGAAACATTTAATTTCTATTATAGAAGCGCCCCTTATAATGATACTTCAAAAAAATTTGGTAGAGATGGTACTAAAATAAGAGGCAAAACGGTAGGAAATGGTACAAATTTAATGTATCCGACAACAATTATGGATCTTGGGCCTAGAGATGAACTCCAAAAGTTTTTATCTCAAAGTGGTAATTGGGATGGATATATAATGAATAAATTAAATTCAACAACATTTGGCGACACATCTAATTTATTAAATATTTTCGTTTTATCAAGATTAGCAAACACTTCATTTACTAAGTTTTTTAAATCACAAAAAGGTGCTAGTATCCTTAATTTTTTCAATACACGACCTGAAAAATTTGTTGACGCTGATTTTGCGCAGATGGTGGCCACAAACTCTCAATTTGGTATTTCTGATTATGATCCTGAGGATTATCCCGAACCAAGTACTGCTGATACAGTAAGTAGATCATCATTATATTTTCCAATTAATCCTGATAATGGTAATAGAGATGATATTGTTTTTGGTATTTTTTATACAGGAGATTCGCAAAGTAGAGACTATGTATCTCCAAATAGAATAGTTTATGATCCTTTTGGACAAATAGGTAGTAAATGTGCTTACAGTTATATACCTTTAAAAACGCAATTTGTTCCATTTTATTTATGGGAAATAAAATTTAACCCTACAAATACAAATATATTTGGAACTCAGTCAAATGACTGGAGTAAAAATGTATGGTCTTACAATTATCAAGGTTTGGATAGATTAGCGCCCTATACTGATACTAAAATGTATAAACCAAATAATGTAAATATTATAAATTATAATAAGGGTTGGATTTATAATGTGGATACAAATGTGACAAATTCAGCCACAGGTGAAGCAAATTATAGCCCTGAACCTGGATTTGGAACACCGAATGATTATAATTTAGGGGCTCCTTTTTACTTTTATTTTGGATTGAAACAAGGGGCTAGCGCTTTTGATAGATTTACAACTAAATGGATTGATACTGAAGAATTAGTAGGATAATATGGGAGTAAATGATACAACAAAAATAGTTTTAAGTACTTTAAAGTTTAAGTCTGCACCGCAATTAGGTTCGCAGATTACAGTACCTTTTAACCAAAATGTAAAAAACATTACTGAATACGATAGAAGTCAAAATATTGATTTGATAGATGTTTATAATCAAGAAAGAGAAAAATCAAAAAAATTTAGACCGCTAACTAAAATTACATTTTTATTTAAAAACACATATGTGGGTGAAACAAATTATAGACCATTCTATGAAAACTTATATTATGTAAATGCGATAGAAAGTAGTCGTCAGTTTTGCGCTAATGGTAATCCAAATGTTTATTGGTCAGGTTATCCATTATACAATGAGTTTGATTTGAGTAGGACTGATAATGATGTTGTGGGATATACAAAACCAAATACAAATGGACATATAAACTTTGTAAGCACAAGTGCTAGTTCATATAATTGGAACTTTTTTCTAAGTTATGGTTATAAAAATGTTGATAAATTAATGTCAGCAATTGACACCAAAAAGAACATAACATTTAATTGGAATGCATTTCAAGGAATACCCTTTGTTATTGATAATTCAATTTCTAATGGTCAAAATTATATAACATTTAGGTCGGTTTGTAAACACGGACTAAGTGTTGGAGAATTTGTTGAACTTTCTTTTAATTATAATGGACAAAATCTATTTCAAGTATCAGATTTAGGAGATGGAACTTATAATTCCGAACTTTATGTTTTCAGCATAACAAATATAGGATACACTGGTAACACATTTGCAACCGGAAAACAAGGAACTTTAAAAAGGGTTTTAAATGACAATAATCCAATATCAACAAGGTCAGAATATTATGTTAGAAGACATAAAATTTTAACAAATCAAAGTGAATCAATTTTAACAAATGCGGGATTCGAACTCAATTCATTCAAATTGACTAAACAATATGAACCTTCGGCATTAACACCAAACAACATTTCAAGAGTTTCCGTTAAAGAAGGTAGTCAAACATATAATTTGTCTTTTGCAAACGATGTTGATTTACAAAATTTAATAGATAATCAAAAAAGACCAATTTCCGAGTTATTTTTTACATTTCAATGGGTTGGAATTTTCGGTTGGACATCTAAACCTGGTGGTAATGGATTTCCTTTAAGACAAGGTTTTGATTTTAATTTACCAACATTATCAACAGGAAAACCAAATAGTTGGTGGGTAAATCCTTTTTCTACTGCAGGTATTTCTACTTTATCTTATTCAAAACCTGGACCACCTGCAAAACCACCTATTAATTTTTATTATAACAAGCCATTAGTAAAAGGAGATGAAATAGATGGTGATTTCTGCGAATGGAATGATTCAGAATATCAAGAGAGAGTAATTTCAAACATATATCACAAATTTACATTTAATGATAATGTTTTTGATATCAATATAATAGGGCAATCTGATGCAACAAATCCATTTGGATATTATTACCAAGTTCATCACCCGATAACTTTAAAAAGTTTTTCATCTTATATTGAAGAAGGCGACGCTGCAAGTGTAACAAACATTCCTGATTGGGCGGTGTATGACCAATTAAGTCAAAATTTTATTTGGAGAGATATATATCCTTATGGGTTTATAGATAATGATGGTGTTGGGGTTGATTATCCATTTTTGAACGGTGTTCATTATCCATTTAGAAACTTGATATTTAGATTAATACCGGAGGGATCAACATCAATACCACTAAACGTAGTTCCATTACCGACAACTGATGAGTGTGAATAAATATAAAATAATAAGAGCCTCTATAGATAAACAAATTGATATCCCAATTGAAATAAAATGGGATTCATTTGGACAAGAGCAGGACCTTCAAAAATTTCAAGAAGATACCGTAGAAAAAGCGATAGGAGTTCCAAAAGATTTTGAACTTGCAAGATTTCAAAATAAACAATATGTCAATTCTTTTGATACTACTTTAAATCATAATTTTTATTTTTTTACAGGTGCTAGCGTTACTTCATCAATTACCTCAGATTGGAGTTTAACATATAATTCACAAGGTTTTACAAATCAAGAAATTTATTATACAACAAAACCTTTTTTGAAATCTTTTTTTAAAATTGATTTTTACGACACAAATCAAAAAAAAACACAAAAAAACTATTTTACAATAATTTTACCGGCAAATCAAAGCCAAGATGAACTAAAATTAATATCTACTTTTTTACCACAAGTTAATATTAGTATTCCAAAATATAAATTGGATTATGTAAAGCAAAAAGAGGGTTATTTTATTTATTGGTTAAAATCAAAGGAATTCTATAATCTTGATACATTTTATGTCTCTGCAAAATTTTTTAATGGGTCAACAGGTCAATTTGTTAGAATGATAAATACAAATCAGGCCGATCCAAAGATAACATTTTCAAAATTCAATTTTAAAGATGAAATATATTTTTATTATAAAATAAAGTTGGATTATTCTGATTTCACTTATCAATTTTTTGATTATAAAACAGGTACTGACATTCGCGTTGGAAGTGAATCAAACCCCATAAACTGGTATGAATATATAAATCCAAGTTAAATGGAAGATCAAAAATATTATATTAAAATATCACCTAGCTCAATTAAAAGCTATGTTAATAATGTGATATATACCGCTTCAACAGGTATTACATTAACATTAGATAAGGAGTGCTGTGATTTTACATCATTTACCGAATCTATAAATTATGTAACAGGATCGACCAAAATTAGATTAAGTATGTCTCAGATTGTTACAGGATCAACAAATGGAACATCTTTAATGACAGGATTAACAATTCCAATTTTAATTACTCAAAATACGGTTGATATCGGATACTATTCTGTTTTTGACGGAGCAATACTGCAAAAAGATGTAATTACAAATTTTGTATTTTCTGCAGTTACTGGTCTTAATTCATCCACAATTTATTTATATAACACATCGGATACACAATATAAAAAGTTTTTATCTAATTCTACATTTTATGTTAATTGGGGTGACGGAACGCCAATTCAGCAAGTAACCAATTTTGCACCAAATAATATATCACACCAATATCCGTTAGTTACTAAAAACTATAAAATTACTTTATCAGGTTTATCAAATTTCGGGTTAACAATAATAGAAAAGCAAGTATCAATTCCGTTTACAGGAACAACAATACCAAATCCAAATGGGACCGCTTATTTTATTGCTCAAGGTGGTAGTTGGTCAGGAATACCAATATCATACGATTATATTTTTTCGGGAGATTCAAATACTGATTTAGCCGATCATTTTAGTTCAAACTACACTACAACACCATTTTTGGTTACAGGCTTTACAAAATCAAGTTTAACTGATTTATCAGTATATAAGGGAACCACAACAATAAATGGATATTCTTATAAATTGAATCAACAAATAACAGGAACAAGTGGTACTATTGGAACTTTTTATGGATCATCAAATAATGGATTATCTGTTTCATACAATATAAATGGTGTGGATTATTATGATTTTAACGATGGAACCACAGTATTTGTTACAAAGTCATCAGGTTTTACCTCAGAATGGTTAGTATCAAGTGGATTAACTAAGGAGGAGACACTTATGAATGTTATAAGTGAGCCTCAAATTTTCTCTAATGTTTATATAGAGAGAGGTAAAGTTTCCGCATTTGAAAAAGTTAGAAGATTAAACGAGGTGTCAACAATTGGAGGTTTATCGTCGTATGGTTATAAATTTTTTAACGTGGTAAAAACATAAAATTAACTATTTATATTAAAAAAAACTATGGCAACAGGAAGTTATGGAACAATAAGACCGGCGGACGTTTCGCCAGTTGATGTTGAAATTATAGTAAATTATACACCAACTAGAGATGACACCGCAAATTTCACATTAACAACTTTAAATTCGCAAGAAGTATTAACGCCATATTTTAATAATACGGAAACAGGAGGAAACCCTGATATTGAAATATTAGGTGGTTTATATAATTTGAAATTACCGGCAAATCAATTTAACGCATTAGGCATATATACAGTTTATATTAGACCCGCACAAATAAGAACTAACATAAATGATTGCGGTGTTTTATCTGCATTTCCAAATGTTAGAGGACTTATTTTTAACTTAGAACAAATACCGTCTCAATTTAGAAATAAGTTTGTTGCACAAGGTCTTGTGGGTTTTAGAGTAGAATATCTAAACGATGATGGATCCAAAATACCAAACTTTTTTAGGATTATTACTTCATCGTTTTTCTGCGAACCAGTAACGGAGAATTTAACAAACAGTTCCCAAAAGGCGATCAGGTATAGATATGTCGATAGCCCAACCAATTTGATTTTTTGTACATTAACACCTTCATCATCTCCAACAAACAAACCAAACGCAACACCATTTATAGGTCAGCCAAATCAAAATGTTATTATAACAAATACATATTTTAATCCAATTACCTTAGAGGTAGAAATTGTTGAAGATGATTTCTCAACCCTTTCATTAGCTCTTTACGGGAACCAAACAAAATCTATGGATGATGGAATTTACACTATCTACGACAAAGATAATAATATTTACAGACAATATAACCTTTATGAGATTAGAAATGATTTCAACGAGCTTCTATATGAGGTTAGACAAGATAGAGGTAATAATATAGACTATAGTAAAAACTTTACAAATATTACTCAATAATGGCTAAAAAATATACCTGTCCTCCACAACAAGCAACTGCGGATAACACATTTTCAGACAATTTGGTAGGTTTTCAAGTTGTTAATGGAGGAGGTTTGACTCAAGGTAATTTCGAATTTACAACTTCTGTAAGCGAAAAGTCAAATAGGGAATTTATTATTGGTACATTTTCAGATCCTATAACATTAGATACTTTAGGTATAAAATCAGTTGAGGAATCAAAAGCAATCGTAGAGAAAAATTTCAAGGTCTATCCTAATTTTGATTTAAGTAATGTAACCACTTTTTCGCAGTACGGTTCATTAGTTAAACGAATGTCAGTTTCAATAACTAAGATAATTAATTATTTTCCTGCGGCATTAGAAGTTTCTTTTTATGGTGCGAATTATACAACCGCATCAACCGCTACAAATATTGTATATAACTCTCAAAATAACGAAACTTACTTTGAACTAGACGCCGCAAATATTCAAAACCCATTTAATATTGATTTTACAATAAATGCTGCAAGAAATTTAAAATTATCAGAAATAGAAGTGTCACCAATTAGGGATATGGTGACAAATTTATCCAAATATAGTTTATATCTTAATGATCAAAATTATCCTTTGGTGTTTATCACACCAACTACAAGTTTGACAAATGGTATTTTAAGAATTACTGTTAAAGGAAATCCATTTTCTGGCTTGTCATCAACAAATGATTATTTGGTTATCAGACCAAATCCGGTTACAACTGAAACTATATTTACTCAAGATTTTGACGAGGTAGAAAAGTTTTTATTAAATAGAAAAACAAATCCACAATATACCGCAGAATTTACCGTAGTAAGAGAAGCTGATGATGGAACTGCATATATAACAAAAGATTATGTAACATGGCCTTTCTTTGGTAATTGGAATTTAGATATTATAACATCAAGGTTTACAAGTTACCTAACAAAATTAAATGATATCTCTGCTAGTTTTGATGAATTTAGAACAAGGCTTATTGTAAGATTTT